TATCAGTTTGATATAATTTTTGATCAGTAATAGAAGTATCTGCGAAATTTTCTTTTAATAAATGTTTAATACTGTTAATTTGATAATTAAAATAAATAAAAATTAAAAACATTATTAAACATAATATTTGAAATTTAAAATCTAAACTAAAATTATTCATAATATATATATATATATATTATAAATAATTTATTTTTGACCATGATTACCTAAATACTTATAATCATCTTTTTTTATACATACACATCCACCACCAGTTGGTCCATTATTACAATAAAAATTAGATGGTATATAATCTTTTAATAAATCTTTATCTTTAGGATCAACAGTATTAAAAGGAACAGGCCATTGAGTAAATTTACAACATTGTCTATTACAAATATTAGTATCAATTTTATGTAATTTTTTTGAATTAAATGTATAATCATCAACAAATGATTCATTATTTTTTTTATGTTTATATTGCATTATTATATATATACATAATAAAAACATAATTATACCAATAACATATTTAGTATTATTATTATCCATTAATATTTATTAGATATTTTTATCTGAATTTGTAAAATTATTAAAATCTTCTCTTAGTTTTTTACTTTCATTCATATTCTGATATTCTAATAAAGGTAATAAAATTAAAAATACAATTAATAATATAATATAGATAATCATTATTAATTATTAGAAAAAATTTCTAATATATTTTAATGTCTATAAATATTTTAGATAAAATTAAAGATTATAATAATAAAAAAAATAGTGAAATTAATAATAAATTAAAAATTAAAGATAACTATACAATTGATTTTGATAAAAATAATAATGAAAATATTATTATTTATAAAGAAGATAATAAAATATTAGTTGGTAATTTTGTATTTTGTGGTGTATATCAAAAAGATACAAAATTATGGATTTGGGCAGATTCAATATCAGGTATTAATAAAAGACATTTAAAAATAATAACTAAAATAAAAAATAATAGTTATTTATTTGAAAATAATGACAATCCAACTGCATTATTTATATATCAATTATTAACAAATAATATATTATATATAACTGATATTAAATTTTTAAATATTATAAATAATGTATTAAACTATTTATTAAATGGTATATTAATAATAAATCCAGTTAATAGTAATGATAATACTCAAATAATATGTTTAACTAAAATTATTGAAAAATATTATTGATTTAATTTAATTAATTTTGTTATTTTCTTTTTATCTTTTGAATTTAATAATTTAAATTCATTTGTTTTATCAATTTTTAATAATAATTCAATTTCTTTAACATTAATATCTTTATTATACATTGATAATATTTCAATAATTTTATTTTCATTATTATTACTAATTAAATAATTAGATATTTTATTTAATATTAAAATATCATAAATAGATTTATTTGGTAATATTTTTAATAAATTAGTAATATTTTTTCTATTAATATTTTTTAATGATGTTTTATTAAGGTCTGCTGAAAATTTTATATTTTCATTAGTTATATTATAATTAATATTATTATTATTAATCCAATAACTTGTATTCAAACAAGTATAAAATCCATGTATATTTTGTAAATACCAATTTTGGTCTGTATATATACTTGTTTCTATATTATCACCTCTTGATAATGAATCTGATACTTTTACTAAACCATATAATGTATTATTCCAATCGTCAGTATTCTTATATAATATTTTTTTTAAATAATTTTCATGAATCATTAATGGTAATAAAACTTTTTCAAATTCATATAATTTCATAATAGTATCATAATCTAAATAATTATTAAGAATTTTATTAGTAGCATCAAATAATCCAGTATCAATATTTTTTTGTCTAGAATTTTCAATAAAAACATTTAAAATTTCACTAGTAATAAATTTATTATGAAATGATATCTCTTGTAATAAATTAATTAAACGCCTAATATCACATTGTGAAAATATTATTAATTCATTCATAACATTTTCATCTTTAAATTTTAAATTTTCATTTATTGAAATTTTATTTATTAATTGATATAATTCAGTTAATGATGGAAATTCAAATTTAATTTCCTCACAATTTTTTTTTAAATCATTTAATAATTTTGAATGTTGATTATTTGATATAAATATTAATGGAAACGATTTTAATTTATTATTTTCTTTAAAAATATCCATTATATATTTTTTCTCACTTGTTAAAGTTATGTTTTCAGTTTCTTCAAAAATTAATACAATATTTTTATTTTTAGTATCATCTACAAATGTAAATTTTGAATAAATAGAATTATTATGATTATAATAATCATCAAAATCATCAAAAACTCTATGATATTTAATTTCATTTGGATAAATGAAACGTGCTAAATAGTTTAATTCTTCTAATAATAGTTTAACAGTTAAACTTTTACCAATACCATGTACACCAGAAATAATTATCCCTCTTGATTTTAGATTATTTATATTTAATAACCAATTTTTTATTTTTAAAATTTGTTTTTTATTGCCAATAATATCATTTAATTTTTCAGCTTTATATTTATTTATCCACAAATTTTCCATTATTGTAATTATTATTTTAAAACTTTAAATATTAATAAAAATAGTTTAAATTATAAATTAATTTATTTTTAATTTAAAAAAATAAATTTCTACATTAATGTATATACATTATATGAATAATCCAGATGTTATTAAAACTAATCAAAGAAAAGATACAGGTAATAAGGTTTCAGTTGATGATGAAGTTCAAAAATTATTTCAAAAAGGTATTAACAAAATTACTAAACAAGATTATATTTATTTAAAAAATAAATATGGTGATGATAAATTTGCTGACCAAGTTCAGCAAATTATTGCCGAAAAATATAATGAAATTACTAAGAAAGCAAAGAAGTTCGCACACTTAATTAGAGAAAAGTATGCTAATAGTAATTACCCATACCATATTTTATTAGAAAAAGCCTACAAATACAAGGTAAAGTATAATCTTTCTACAGCTGAATTTGCTGAATTCCAGAAAATTTATGAAACTGAATTAAGTGGATTTAAACAACCAGCTGAATACAGACCAGCTACTAATATTGAAAAGGTATTAGGTAATGTCGCCGTTGATTACTCTGGTTTTGGTAAACTTTCTGAAAATGATTACAAGATATTACAAGAAATTCTCAAGTTACATGCAACCACTAAAAGTTTACATAGTCAAGTTTTACTTCAATCTATTCAATATCAAGATTGTGCTATTGAAGCTATTAGTGGTCAATATGATAAAAATTTACATACTGTAACTAACCACATTCACCCTGTTATTGCTGCCCTTTTCTTACCAAAAATTAATTCTATTGAAAATCATTTCCTTCATTCAAATTTCTCTAATCTTGTTAAAACAAGATATAATAAAGACAAATTTACATCAATGGCCGATGCATTATTATTTGATTCTATTACTAAAGACCCTAATGATGTAGTATGTGATTCTACATCAATTTTACTAGATTTATTAAATCGTGCCCAATTACAAGTTCAGTTATGGAATTCTGTATTATCATTACGTAATGGTCAATATTATAAAAATTCATTCCATGAATTTATTAGTGCTATTGATACTTGCAAAATGAATAAATATGATACTCCTGACCTTGTTTATGGTCGTTACGATGGAACTATTCTTAAAAGATTTTTATCTGCATTTTCATTTAGACCAACAATAATAACTGCTATATCTAGTTATAATCCTTTCAGTGTAAATCCTTATCAACAGAATATTAGACCAACTATTTCATATGTTCCTATGATTAATCTTAAATTACCATATACTGTTGATACTAGTGTTACTATTAGTCTTAATGATGCTATTAAGCAGACACAACTTTTACTTGAAAATGGTGTTGTCTTACCTAAATTTACTGAAATTATTTATTCTAAAGATGTTATTTTCTTCTATGTTGATAGAAGAGCTACTATTATTAGACAACAAGATAGATTATTTGGTTTCAATATTCCAACTGCAATTTCTGGTTTTGAAAGATTAAATAAAACTCCTGTTGAATTTGATACTCAAATTACTATTAGAAATGATATCTACCAATTAAGATCTGTTATTATTAGTGAAATTAATGATATTGCTGAAGATAAAGATATTGTTGTTGGTTCATCTACACTTATTATGTTACACCCTGATATTGAGGGTGAAAGTAATAGAATTTCACATGAATATTTTAAATATGACCCATATAGTGTTGTTAAAACTCAATTAGTTAATAATAATATTATTAAATATGTCCCAACCAGAATTATTCCTGCCATCTCTAATGATGATGAAGAAGGTTTTATGGATATGGCTAAAACTAGAGGTACTATTTTCATGTATCAACTAGTTTCAGATAAAAGTCTTGGTGTTATTGCATTTTAAATAATTATATATTTTTCAAATATTAATATTAATAAATATTTATATTTCAAAAATAATTATATATCAAAAGTTGGTAATGTTCTATTCATTGTAGTTGATTTTGGTAATTCTGGTAATTCTCCTCTTTTTTCAATATCACGTAAATAACCTAAATATTGTTCTATATTTGTAATAATAGATGGTAACGTATTACCAACTACTATACAATTTAATTCTTTTATTTGACCTTTAATATTAAAAGGTAAATTTTTTGCATATTCAACAAATACGTATCTCATAACTATTAATAATTTATCATTAGATTGAAATGGTATTCTATATTGTTTATCTGTTCGTTTCCAAACTGTTAATATAACTTGTTTATTTATTAAATCTAAATTTTCATCTGAAAAAAATAATTCTTCTAATTTTGATTCTTCATTTATATTTGTTTTAATTAAATTTTTTACTAATTGTGAACGTAATTCTTTATTTTTAGGATTATAATCCTGAAAAAATCCTAATGGTAACATATATATATATATATATATATATTATTAAATAAATAATTAAAATTATTTATTTAATATATTATTTAAGAGTAAATTAACTATTTTAATTTAAATGCAATGGGTTGAAAAATATCGTCCACGTAATTTAGATAATATAACAACACAACATAATGTTATTCAATCATTAAAAAATGGTATTAAAAATAAAAATATACCACATTTAATATTTTATGGATGTTCCGGAAGTGGTAAAACCTCTACTATTTTAGCTTTAGCTAGAGAATTATTTGGTGATAAATATATTTCTAATAGAATTATTGAATTAAATGCATCTGATGAAAGAGGTATTAATGTTGTTAGAAATAAAATTAAAATGTATGCAAAACAATCTGTTAATGTTAATAATGATATTCCACCATGGAAAATTATTATATTAGATGAAGCAGATACAATGACAACTGATTCACAATTTGCTTTAAGAAGAATAATAGAGGAGTATTCAAAAGTAACTAGATTTTGTTTTATTTGTAATTATCATAATAAAATAATAGATCCTATAATATCAAGATGTTCTTTATTTTGTTTTAAACCAATATTAAATAATGATATTTTTAATAAATTAAAAGAAATTTGTATTAGTGAAAATTTTAATTGTTCTGATAAATTAATTAATAAAATAGTAAATATTTCTAGAGGTGATCTAAGAAAAGCTATTAATTTTTTACAAAAATGTTATAATTCTTATGATGAATCATATAATGAGAATATATTAGATGAAGTATCTGGTATTTTACCATTTAATTTATTTGATAAATTAATTAATTTTATTTTTAATAAAGATTTAAAAAATATAGATAAATTATTACAATATATTAATTTACAAGGTTACTCATTAGTTAATCAAATATTATTATTTCATGATTTTATTATTAATAGTAATCTTTCTAATAAACAAATTTCTAATATTATTATTAAAATTTCGGAAATTGACCAAAATTTAATTAAAGGTTGTGATGAATATATACAATTTATTAGATTAGTTTATTATTTTGTTAGTATTATTTAATTTAAAAATGCTAATGATGCTTGACCACCCATTATTTTTAATATTTGATATTCTTTAACAATATTTATCAAATTAAAAGGTTCAATCATATCACTTGTAATATTAATTACACAATTATCAATATGAGTAAAATTTAAATGTCCAGATGGTTGTTTATCTACTGGATATAATGAAAATGAATAAGAATAATATCCTATTGGACAACTATTTAAAAATTTAGTATATGGTATTACACTATTAAAATAATTAGAATCATATGTAGGACATAAATCGACACCATTGGATTGAATATTAATTGTATTAATTGGACTTTTATGTTTAATTATTTGATTATTTTTATAAATATAAATAAAATATAATTTTAATTTATTAATCTGAATTAATAAATCAATATTTAATAAATATTTATCCATTGTAAATAATATATATTGTAAATTATAATTTTTAAAAAATATATCATTATTTATTATATTTATTCTTGTTGAATTATTTATATATATCTCATTTATAATTTTAGATATTATAAAAAAATCATTTACATATATTATATTATCATTTGATAATAAATTATTTTTTATATATATATTATAATATGTTAACATTGTTAAATAATAATTATATTTATCATCATAATCAT